ATCTCGCCGGTGTGTGCATCTGGGTAAAGAACAGCCTCGTGCTCGGTCGTTCCGATTACCAGTGGCAGCATGAGCCGGTGCTCTACGGCTTTTTACAAAACGGCAAACACCCGTGGTATTCCGACCGCAAGCAGACCACCATTTGGAACTACGATAAGCCAAAGCGCAATAAGGATCACCCGACCTCAAAGCCGCTCGACCTTCTGGGCTATCCTATCCAGAACTCCTCTCAGGAGAACTCTGTGGTTATTGATACCTTCGGCGGCTCCGGCTCCACACTGATGGCCTGCGAGCAGCTGAACCGTATCTGCTACATGATGGAGCTTGATCCGAAATACGCCTCTGTTATCCTCCGGCGCTACGTGGAGGATACCGGCGATGAGGAAAATGTGTATGTAATAAGGAACGGCGAAAAGCTCCTCTATTCCGCTCTGGCAAAGGAAGTCGAAACCTCTCCGACGGCGGGTGTATAATACACAATTTCTGCCCGGATTATTTGACGAATTTCTACCTCAGAAAATGTCGGAAATCGCTTGATAAATAAGGCTTTCAGAGTGATGTATATACATGCCGAAAGAGCGCGGGTCTCCAGCGGAGACCTCTTTCGAAGGAAGAAGCGCTGGCAAACAACCACATTTTCAAAGGAGGAACACACTCATGAAAGCAAACTACAACGTAACCGGAAACGACAGAAAAGCGCTGGTCACAGCCATTGAAAATCTCACTGGCGAGAAGGCGGTCTACATGCGCATGCCAACCTGCGCCTACGAGATCGGTGACATCACGGTCGACAAGGAAGGCGGCGTCACCTGCGAGGATGCAGACAAGATGGAGCGCATCATCCACAGCCTGATTGCGGACGGCTTCACACCGGAGGATACCGAGGAGGTCGATAGCACCGACGAAGAAGTCACCGCAGAGGAAGCGGACGATGCCACCGGCCTTACGGTCAGCCTCCCGCTCGACAAGGTGGCGGTCGGAAACCTCACAAACCTCCTCACTGCCAAGGAAAGCCTGATCAAAAAAGCGCTCGGCATTGACGACCTTGGCATTGAGGTCACGGAGGATACGGTCAGCTTCCCTTGGTTTACTGAGATGCCGGAGCCGGACGCGGTCAAGGCCTACACCCACTTTATCGCAGCCCTTGGCAAGATGAGCCGGGATCTGAAGCGCATCAGCGCCACGGAAAAGGAAGTCGACAATGAGAAGTATGCATTCCGCTGCTTCCTTCTGCGGCTGGGCTTCATCGGAAACGAATACAAGGCAGAACGCAAGATTCTCCTTAAAAACCTCTCTGGCAACTCCAGCTGGAAGAACGGTGCACCGGAAAAGGAGGTGGCAGCATGCGAATGATCACAAAAAAGGAGCTTACCGCGCTCCGCTCCCGCTACCCGGCAGGCACCCGCGTGGAGCTTATCCAGATGGACGATGTGCAGGCACCGCCTACTGGCACTAAGGGAACCGTCACGGGAGTCGATGACACCGGGAGCCTCATGGTGAACTGGGACAACGGCTCCGGATTGAATGTCATCTACGGCATCGACCTTGTGCGAAAGGTGGTGGACTGACATGGATGAAAAGGTAAAAGAGCAGATCCTCGCCATCCGTGACACCGGCCTTACGAATATGTTCGATGTGAACATGGTGCAGCGGCTGGCCTACGAACGTGACTTCTACGAGCTGGTTTTATACCTTGAGGATCACCGGTCTGAATACGTGAAATTCATCATGACCGGCGAGACGTAAACTACACAATTTCGGCCTCGAATGTTCCCACAGGATTGTCACATATATTTCGATAAATAGCTTGCTATTACAGGCGTTCAGAGTGATATATGTACATACCAAAAGGGAAACAACCACAAGGAGGAACCACCATGAAGTACACAATCGAAGCCATAGAAAACGCAAAGCCCGGAATGCGCTGGGAAGAAATCGGATGCCAGTGGACACTGGGACAGGCCTACCTTTACAGCAAGGAAGCCGGAAACGACCTGCCGAACTTCGCCGAGGTCATCTGGGACGACGATATCGAGACCATCCTCGCGGATTGCAGGAAGCTCGGAGTCAAGGAATTCACCATCAGCTCCACCTTCTCAAGCCTGATTGAGACCATCGCCAAATTCGAGGAGCTCGGCTGCACGCTGGACGGAATCGTAAAGGTCAAGGATCGCTACACCCACTTCGGCAGCGACGAGCACCGGCTCATCCCAGCCCTCAAGATGACGGTAAAGGAGGCATAAGAGCATGTGGAGCGAAGGAGTTATCGGCATCCCGGATGCCAAGGACAAGGAAAAATACACCAAATGCCACTATTGGGTAAAGCACTACGATGAGCCAAGCGAGACCTACGGCATTAACGGCGGCAGAATCAGCAAGCTCATGATCAAGATTGACGGCGAGACCGTTTGCAACTACGACAGAGGCTGGGATATCGAGCCCACCTGCAAGGAAGCAGAGATGGCGCTTTGCATCCTGCTTGAGAACTACAACTAAAAAAGCAAACCCTGAGAATGAATATTCCGGGAGACTGAGCCAGAAGGCTCTTTCTCTCGTACTGATACCGGATCGCTTAAGCGGTCTTTTATTTTGCCCTGAAAGGAGATGCGGCTATATGCCAATGCGAAAACTGAAAAACTATAAGCCGACCCGCTTCATGGCAGAGACTTCCCACTACAGCAAGCAGATGGCGGACTTCGCTGTGATGTTCATCGAGCAGCTCACCCACACCAAGGGCACGTGGGCAGGAAAGCCCTTCGAGCTGATCGACTGGCAGGAACGGATCATCCGCGACCTGTTCGGTGTCCTAAAGCCCAACGGCTACCGGCAGTTCAATACAGCCTACATTGAAATCCCGAAGAAGATGGGCAAGTCGGAGCTGGCCGCTGCGGTCGCCCTGCTCCTTTGCTGCGGTGACGGCGAGGAACGCGCTGAGGTCTACGGCTGCGCTGCCGACAGACAGCAGGCCACCATCGTTTTTGATGTCGCTGCGGATATGGTGAGAATGTGCCCGGCGCTGAACCGGCGCGTGAAGATACTGGCCTCCCAGAAGCGAATCATCTATGAGCCGACAAACAGCTTCTATCAGGTGCTTTCCGCTGAGGCCTACAGTAAGCACGGTTTTAATATTCACGGCGTGGTCTTTGACGAGCTGCACACCCAGCCGAACCGAAAGCTCTTTGATGTCATGACCAAGGGCTCCGGTGATGCCAGAATGCAGCCGCTGTATTTCCTGATTACCACTGCCGGAAATGATACAAACACCATCTGCTATGAAGTCCACCAGAAAGCACAGGACATCCTCGACGGCAGGAAGGTCGATCCAACCTTCTATCCTGTGATTTACGGCGCAGAGCCTGACGAGGACTGGACTGATCCGGAGGTGTGGAAAAAAGCAAATCCGTCGCTGGGTATCACGGTCGGTATCGATAAGGTGGAAGCTGCCTGCGAGTCGGCAAAGCAAAATCCCGGCGAGGAAAATTCCTTCAGGCAGCTGCGCCTCAATCAATGGGTAAAGCAGGCCGTCCGCTGGATGCCAATGGATAAGTGGGACGCATGCGCTTATCCCGTGAATGAGGACGACCTCGAAGGCCGCGTCTGCTATGGCGGTCTTGACCTGTCCTCCACTACGGATATCACGTCCTTCGTGCTGGTATTCCCGCCAAGAGATGAGGACGACAAGTATGTGATCCTCCCGTACTTCTGGGTACCGGAGGATACCCTCGACCTCCGTGTCCGGCGCGACCATGTGCCCTACGACACTTGGGAGAAGGAAGGCATGCTTCAGACCACCGAAGGCAATGTCATTCATTACGGATACATTGAGAAATTCATCGAGCGCCTTGGCGAGCGCTTCAATATCCGTGAGATAGCCTTCGACCGCTGGGGAGCCGTCCAGATGGTACAGAACTTGGAGAACATGGGCTTTACCGTCGTACCCTTCGGACAGGGCTTTAAGGATATGAGCCCGCCCACAAAAGAGCTCATGAAGCTGACGCTGGAAAAGAAGCTCGCCCACGGCGGCCACCCGGTGCTCCGCTGGAATATGGATAACATCTTCATTCGCACCGATCCAGCCGGAAACATCAAGGCTGACAAGGAAAAATCTACAGAAAAGATCGACGGAGCCATCGCCACCATCATGGCGCTTGACCGTGCGATCCGCTGCGGCAACGACAACGGCGCTTCTGTCTACGACGGCAGAGGCATTTTATTTATCTGAAAGGCAGGTGATCAACATGAGCATATTTTCAGGACTGTTTCGTTCAAGAGATAAGCCTACCAATTCAACAACCGGAAGCTCTTACCGCTTCTTCTTCGGCGGCACGACCTCCGGCAAAGCCGTGACGGAGCGTTCCGCCATGCAGATGACGGCGGTCTACTCCTGCGTGAGGATTCTATCCGAGGCGATTGCAGGCCTGCCGATCCACCTCTACCGATACGGCGAAGGCGGCAGCAAGGAAAAAGCAACAAATCATCCGCTCTACTTCCTGCTTCACGATGAGCCGAATCCGGAAATGACATCCTTTGTATTCCGGGAGACGCTGATGACGCACCTTCTCCTGTGGGGAAACGCCTACGCACAGATTATCCGAAACGGCAAAGGTGAAGTGGTCGCGCTCTATCCCTTGATGCCAAATCGTATGACGGTCAACCGCGATGAAAACGGAGAGCTTTATTACGAATATCAGACCTCACAGGATGAAGCACACACGATGAATGGCAGCCGCGTAAGGCTCCAGCCATCCGATGTGCTTCACGTTCCCGGTCTTGGCTTTGACGGCCTCGTAGGCTACAGCCCGATTGCAATGGCAAAGAACGCCATCGGCATGGCAATTGCCTGTGAGGAATACGGCGCTAAGTTCTTTGCGAACGGTGCGACGCCCGGCGGCATCTTGGAGCATCCCGGCGTGGTAAAAGACCCGGAGCGCGTGAGGGAAAGCTGGAATTCGGCCTTCGGCGGCAGCTCCAATGCAAACAAAGTTGCTGTGCTGGAAGAAGGCATGAAATATACGCCTATCTCCATCTCACCTGAACAGGCGCAGTTTTTGGAGACGCGGAAATTCCAGATCAACGAGATCGCTCGTATCTTCCGCATCCCGCCTCACATGATCGGTGACCTTGAGAAATCGAGCTTCTCGAACATCGAACAGCAGTCGCTGGAGTTCGTGAAATACACGCTCGACCCGTGGGTATGCCGCTGGGAACAGTCCATGCAAAGAGCCCTGCTCTCGCCGGACGAGAAGAAGGAATACTTCTTCAAATTCAATGTGGACGGGCTACTCAGAGGCGACTACCAGAGCCGCATGAACGGTTATGCGGTCGGACGCCAGAACGGCTGGATGTCCGCTAACGATATCAGGGAGCTTGAAAACCTCGACCGTATTCCGGAGGAGGAAGGCGGCGACCTGTACCTGATCAATGGCAATATGACCAAGCTCAAGGACGCAGGTATTTTTGCGGCCTCGGCACAGACGCAGGAGGAAGCTGATGAAACGAAGGAAACACAAACCGAACCGGAACCCGAAGACGGGCGCACCCGGTTCAGAAAGAAGGAGGCACTATGACCAGAAAGTTTTGGAACTGGGTGCGAAACGAGGAGCCGGACAGCTTTGGCTCCGACCGAACGCTCTACCTCGACGGGGAAATTTCCGATGAGACATGGTTCGGCGACGAAGTAACACCCAAGCTATTTAGTGATGAACTGCATGCAGGCGATGGAAACATCACCCTCTGGATCAACTCTCCGGGCGGTGATGTTTTTGCTGCTGCGCAGATCTACAACATGCTGATGGATTACCCACATGATGTAACGGTCAAGATTGATGCTCTTGCTGCTTCGGCGGCATCGGTTATCGCTATGGCCGGAACAAAGGTCTGCATGAGTCCCGTGGCCATGATGATGGTACACAACCCTGCGACCATCGCCATCGGTGATACCGAGGAAATGCAGAAGGCCATCGACATGTTAAACGAAGTCAAGGAATCCATTATGAATGCCTACGAAATCAAGTCCGGGCTCTCCCGTCACAAGATTTCACAGCTCATGGATGCCGAGACATGGATGAACGCCAAGGAAGCCGTGAAGCTTGGCTTTGCTGACGAGATTCTGTTCATAGATGGAGAAAAATCTGTCCCGGAGGATACGGCTGACGCGGAGATGCTTTTCTCCCGCAAGGCCGTCACCGATTCGCTGCTTTCCCGACTGATTCCCAAGAAGAAGCCGGAAGCAAATAAACACATGGTACCAGTAACCGATCTTGAGAAGCGCCTTTCGCTTCTCGCACATTAAAGGAGGATTTTTATTATGACTCAGATTATGGAACTCATGGACAAGAGAGCGAAGGCATGGGAGGCCGCTAAGGCGTTTCTTAATAGCCACTCTCAGAACGGCGGCATGGTTTCTGCAGAGGATGCCGCAACCTACGACAAGATGGAAAAGGAAGTCACCGACCTCACCAAAGATATCGAGCGCCTGCAGCGTCAGGAGCAGATCGACAAGATGATGAGCGCACCGACTTCTACTCCGCTCACTGGAAAGCCCGGTGTAAAGGATGAACCGGAGGATAAGCCCGGCAGAGCTTCTGCTGCCTATAAAAAGGCCTTCTGGGACAACATCCGTCATCCCGGCAATCCCGCAATCCGCGATGTACTTGAGGAAGGAACCGATGCAAACGGCGGGTACCTTGTTCCGATTGAATTCGAGCACACCCTTGTTCAGGCGCTCAATGAAAACAATATCATGCGTACTATCGGCTGCAAGGTCATCACCACACAGAACGAACGCAAGATCCCTGTGGCAAATGGCCACACGCAGGCGGCGTGGACTGCCGAGAACGGTGCCTACACCGAGAGCAATCCGACCTTCGCTCAGACCAGCATTGACGCTTTCAAGCTGACTGACCTCATCAAGGTGTCCGACGAGCTGCTTTCCGACAGCTTTTTTGATATCGAGGGTTACATCTCTGAGGAATTCGGTCGCGCCTTCGGTGAAGCTGAAGAGGATGCCTTCATCAACGGTGCTGTGCAGACCGGCCAGACGGCTATCGACAGACCTACTGGCCTGTTCATTCCTTCTGCCGCTGGTGGTGCTCCTTCCGGCGTTACCGCAGCTTCCGCTACGGCAATTACCGCCGATGAGCTGATCAGCCTTGTGTACTCTCTCAAGGCTCCTTATCGCAGCAAGGCGAAGTTCCTCATGAACGATGCCACTGTCGCAGCTATCAGAAAGCTCAAGGATCTGAACGGCGTCTATGTATGGCAGCCTGCACTTACTGCCGGAGAGCCCGACAGACTGCTTGGCTATCCGCTCTACACCTCTCCGAAGGTACCTACAATGGCCGCAGGCGCAAGAGCCATCGCATTCGGCGACTTCTCCTGCTACTGGATCGCTGATAGAGCCGGTCGCACAATCAAGCGTCTCAACGAGCTTTACGCTACCAACGGTCAGGTCGGCTTTACCTGCACGGAGCGTGTTGACGGCAAGCTTATCCTTTCCGAAGGCATCAAAATTCTCGACATGAAGGCAACTTCCGGTTCTTAAGACAGGGAGGTGAACGACCGTGGCTTTGATTTCAACTGAAGATGCGAAGGCCTATCTGCGCGTAGATTCGTCGGATGAGGATGCCACGGTCGGTATCCTCTTGGCCTCCGCAATTCGCTTATGTATTGATATTGCAAGACTTACGGATGATCAGTGGGAAGTGGTCGACTCCGATGCAGCTTCTTCTGATGTATATACCGAAGCGGAGCTGTCTGCAATCCGGGAAACCATGAAGGTCGCTATCCTCTATACCTGTGCCTATCTCTTTGAGCACAGGGAGGAAGCCGACCACCATGCTCTTACCATGACACTACGCTCACTTCTTTTTGCAATACGGGAAGGAGCGTTTTCATGAATATAGCAGC